ATAATAAATACTTCTTCATAAATTCAGAAGTATTTTTTATATAACTGCATTGAAAACATTAGGGAAAATGTAGTTGATAACTACATTACATGCACTTGCGTAGCACTCATACGACCTGCATAGGCATCACACACTCACGAACTGTCAGAAAATTGACATAGAATATGTCAAAGAACTGACACAAAGTGTCAAAGAATTGACAAATGGAACCTTAAATCGTAGATTTAGAGAGGTGTCAGAAAATTGACGAAGGGGGACGGAAAAATCTGCCTCGCCTTTATATATATAAAAAGGGTACCCCCAAAAAATTAGGGAGAAAATGGAGTTGTAGTTGTTGATAATGATTATTAATGGTGGAGTCCTCAAATAGATGTACACAACTATGCACGAGGGATGCAATAGAGTCTATATAGTTATGTGTTATGTGATTTGTGTTCCCTACAGGTATACCTTTAACCCTGGAAACTTAGTCATAAGTATATCATACTTTTTAAAAACTCGCAATAGTATTTTTTTCTTTTTTATAAACACATTATAGTGTATAATACAATAATGAAAAAGCAACCTAAACATTTATTGTATGCTCATTTAGATGATGCAGGTCTTAGAGATTTAATTAAAGAAGTATCAGCTACCAGAAAAAAGGTAAACGCAGGTAGAGACTTAATTGAGATGAGACGTGAGTACATGAGAAGAGTTGAAGAGAGGAGACTTAAAATGGCAGAGAAGAAAAGTAAGAAGTTACCTGAAGGACAAAAGGTAAAGATGCTAGAGAACGCACAACAAAAGTATCAGAACTTTGCAAAGAACACATTACCTAGTGGACTATCAGCTATGCAAGAGAAGTTCTGTTTAGAATACACAGCTACAGGTGACGTATTAAGTGCGTATCGTTCAGCAGGTTATAAAGATTTACATAATGATGCAAAGACTCGTGCTGAAGCTAAACGATTATTAAAGAATGATAAGATTGAAGAAAGATGTAATCAAATAAGACTAGACGCAATGAAGGACGTAAGTCTTAATATTAATGAAGTTGTAAAAAAGTTTATGAAAGTTTATGATAGAGGTATGGAAGAAAATGATTTAACTAACTCTAATAGAGCCATGGAGTTTATTGGTAAACATCTAGGTATGTTAATTGAACGTCAAGAAATTAAACAGGACATTACAACAAAATCTCCAGAGGAATTGGAACGTGAAATTAAACATTACGAAAATGTTGTCAAACTTGAACAAAATAATAAATAAAGTTCTTTTATATTTTTATTATATATGTATAGCTTTTTTAGTTAGTTGGATTATATATATATTTAGTATGGCAGGATGGAATACATTTTGTAAAGGATGTCCAGTTAAATGGTACACAGCAAATGTTGAACCATATATACCTAGACCTGAACCTAAACCTGAACCACCAGTAATCATAGAAGAGGACGAAGAAGATGAAGACTGGGATGATGATGATGACGAGGAAACAGATTGGCGATAAAAATAATTAGGGGAAATACATATTGGTTTTTACCTTTAGATTTTGAACGAAGAGTAAGACCAAAAGAATATAAAACACCAGTAATGCATTATGGACCTAATACAAAAACCAAGTAGTAATTTAATTAAATTAAGAGAGTTATACTTTCAAAAAGCAGTAATACAATCTAAAGATAGCTTCCTACATTTTATAGCTATGTTTGCACCTACCCTTGTACCTGATTGGATAATGGGTAGACATATACATGTTATAGCTGATAAGTTACAAAAAGTTGAAAGTGGAGAAATAAAAAGACTGATGGTGTTTCTTCCCCCACGTTCTTCCAAGTCAGTGATATGTTCCAAGTTATTTCCTGCGTGGTACGTAGGTAGACATCCACAACATGAGATATTAACTGTATCACACTCAGACCAACTAGCTTCAGACTTTGGTAGAAGTGTAAGAGACTTAGTTAACTTTGATTTATTTAATACAGTATTTCCAGATGTAACATTACGTAGTGATGTACGAGCTGCAGGTAAATGGAAAACAAATCAAGGTGGAACTTATTATGCAGCAGGTGTTCGTAGTCAGATTGCAGGACGTGGTGCCCATGTGGCAATACTAGATGACGTAATGTCTGAAGAGGACTCCTTTAGTGAAACAGGTAGACGATATGTAAAAGAATGGTACCCATCAGGTTTACGTACACGTATTATGCCTAATGGTTCAATAGTTATTATTAATACACGTTATCATGAAGACGATTTATGTGGATGGTTATTAAGACAAGAATCACAAATAGAATTAGAAAATAAATGGGAAGTAATAAAGATACCTGCATGGGTAGACGAACCTTCAAGTAAAATGCTGAACCTTCCAGTAGGGTCAAGTTATTTTCCTGAGTGGAAGCCAACTGAAATACTCAAGAATGATGAAGAAGAAATAAAGGCAAGTAATGGCTCACGATATTGGGAGTCTCTTTATATGCAGAATCCTGTGCCTGATTCAGGTGGTATAATTAAAAAGAAGTGGTTAAAGTGGTGGGATTATGATGAGCCACCTGCATGTGACTATATAATACAAACATATGATACTGCATTCTCTACAAAGACTACAGCAGATTTTAGTGTGATACAGACCTGGGGTATCTTTGAACATATGGAGACTGATTCAACAGGAAAAGAGAACTGGGTATCTAACTTAATATTATTAGGAAATGAAAAAGGTAGATTTGACTATCCAGCATTAAGAACTAAAGCACAAGAACTATATGACTATCATAAACCTGATGTGTGTATTATTGAGAAGAAAGCTAGTGGACAATCATTAATACAAGATTTAAGACGTGCAGGTTTACCTGTACTTGATTATATTCCTGATAGGGATAAAACTGCTAGAGTGTACGCAGCAACACCAATGATGGAAGCAGGACGTGTATGGTTGCCTAAAGGTCATGATTGGAGTGATGATTTATTTAGTGAAGCAATTACATTTCCAAATGCACGACATGATGACCAAGTAGACGCAATGACTATGGCAATACACTACATGAAAGAATCCTGGAACTTACTTCATCCTGATGACCCTGATTATGAAGAAGGTTATGAAAGAAAAAAAAGGGTTGCATACTGGAAGTTTTAAGTATATAATATTATAATAATAACTGTGAAAGAAAATTGTGTTACCTAGAGGATTATTTAATTTATTAAAATTACAATCAACTAAACCTACTAGTAGAGGTTTAGAAAATATTTTAAAAAGTATTCCAAAAGAATCTACTCAAAAAACACAATTAGGTAAAAGCACTATACCAACATATAAAAAAGTTGAAAGAGAATTTTTACCTGAAGGTAAGAGATTAGATTATGGAGCAGGTAGAGGATTAGGAGCAAAAGAAATAAAGGCAGATACTTTTGAACCTTTTCCACGAAAAGATTTTAAACCTACATTTACACAAACAGAAAAAATACCTAGTTCATCTTATGGAAATATTTCAAGTTTAAATGTTTTAAATGTTTTACAAAAAAAAGATAGAGATGTAGCAGTTAAAGAAATAGGTAGAATTTTAAAACCTGGAGGTAATGCAATCATATCAACAAGAGGTATGGATGTATTAAAAGCTAAAGGAACTAAAGGTATTGAACCTATGTCTATGGTTACAAGTACAGGCACATATCAAAAAGGTTTTACACCTAAAGAACTTAAAGATTATATTCAAAAAGTTCTTGGAAAAAATTTTGATGTAGATTTAATAAAAGGACAAAAGATAGGTGCAGCATCAATTAAAATTAAAAAATTAGAATCTAAAAAAATGAAAGCAGGAGGAATGATTCAAAGAAATAATTATAATTATAACACACAAAGGATTATATAATGACAGCAGCTTTAAAGATTGGTAATTTATTAAGTAAGATAAATCCAAATAATTCAAAAAAAATTATAGAAAAACTTAAAGGAAAACCTTTAACAACAAATGACCAAAAAACAATAAACAGTTTTTTAAAACAAAAAGATGAAAAATTAATAACTCAAGGTGAATTAGAATATAAATTTATTGATAAATTTTATCCTCCAGAAGAGGAACAAAAGGATGAGGAAGAA